TTCAACGAGAACAGCTTCGACAAGAACTGCATCGATCGCGCTGGTTACTACCACTTGGATCCAGGCAAGCAGGACCTGCTCGTCGTCTGCACTAGCCAGGTGGACGAGAAGGATCCTGACGCTGTGTGGGAAGCGCTTGCGCATGAATCCACCCACGTGATGCAGGCCTGCTCTGAGTCGGGCTACGTCTTCATGCCTGAGTATCACCCGCGCATCGTGCGTCAACTGCAGAGCAAGGCTCCGCATTACTCAAAGATGATCGACACCACGTACAAGGGTCGTTCACAGCTTCAGGAGACGGAAGCGTTCTACATGGAGCTGCAGGCACCATCTGACGTGATGGCTGCCTTCACGAAGCTCTGCTTTGCGGAGGAGTGATGACTGACGAACTGAAGATTGAGATCACCGCTGTGGGCCGCGCACTGCGTCCCAAGAACGGTGAGAAGCGCGTTCACAAGGTCATCAGCGTTGACGCTGAAGGCGAGGTCAAAACCGTTATTGAAAAGGAGCTTCCCAATGACTACTAAGCGTTTGATCAAAGGCACTGCCGGCGCTGCCGGTGGTGCTGCAGCCGGTCTCGCCGTTGGTGTCCTTGGCGGCGCAATGGGCGGGTTCCAGATGGGCTTCATCCCTGCATTTCTGATTGGGATTGTGAGCGCTGCCATGGGTAACGGCTTTGCTGGATTCCTTGGCGCGCTTATTGGCGTCTGCTTCATCTGCGCAGCATTGGGCGCACTCTTCGGCGGCTTGTTCTATGGCATTGGCGGCGCTGCTGCTGGCAGCCAATGGGGCAAAGACGACTAGAGAAAGCCACTACGGTTGCGCAGGAGTCAACTCCTGTGCTATGAAGGGGGTGGGCATCAGCCCATCCCTTTTCATTTACCGCCATGACAACCACCCTTGCGTGGGTGGCGGTGATCCTCTCGATTCCAGTCCTGATCTTGCTTTGGGCCAGTGAGTCCAAACAGCAAAAGGCACGCCGTTGGCGCCGTCAGGGCTGGACACAGAAGCGAATCGCCGACCGCCTGCATGTTTCTACGTCCACCGTGCGCCGCTACTGCTCTTGATCACATGCCCTACGGATACCTAGGATCCAATCAATGAGGCGCGCTACGCATGGCCTTTCGTGCTTACAAGCGTGATGCCAAGGGCCGCTTTGCCGGCTCCGGTAGTCAACGCCGTCAAGAAGCTCGCCTCGCAGCAAACGAGCGCCGCACAACGTCACGCGCCAAGGACGTCACGACCGCTGCTCAGTTAGGCGCCGGTTCCAATACCCTTCGCACCTCCGCCCGCAAGGTGCAGAAGAGCATCCAGACCAACGCCAAGGCACGCAACGTCTACAAGAGCAAGCGCCTTCGTAACCGCGGATAACTAGGGGGCTCAGCCCCCTTTTTCATGGCCGTCAAAGCCAAGACCGGCGACACCCTCCGCAAGGCGCCCATCTGTAAAAAGACCCGCCAAGGGCAGGGCCGTGGCAGCAAGGCCAAGGGCAACCGCAAGCTCAGTCGCGGTCAGGGTTAATCCCTGACCAGCAGCTGCCCAATCATGTCCCGCTGTGCTTCCACCTGAAGCATCAGGTTGAGGCACACGTCCTTCAGCTTGTCCAAGTCATTGCAGCTAGCGATCTCACGCTTAGCGGCTTCGATGTGGAACGCTCGGCTTAAGTGCCACTCCATAGGTAGGCGTAGCGATCCCGTCTACCATGCCCACAGCGGTAGACATTGTCACTAATGGCGTTGTGGATTCCAGGCCCTTGGGGAGCAATGAACGGCGAACCCATCAAGCCTCAACCCGAATCTCCTCACCAAGCTGCTATCGCTGATCAGCAAGAAGCTCCTAAGCCCAAACCACGGCAGCGCAAGGCTTCTCAGGAAACCTAGGTCTAAGACCGATCAGCGATGATCAACCCTTCGCCAAGCATCTATCACGCGCAGGGTTGGACCGGCGCTACCACCCTTCAAGGTGGGACGCGTCAACCTGACAACCCAGGTCAACGGGATCCTCAGATCCTGGCGATGATGACCTCCTGGGAACGGGTCAGCATGGCCCTCGCTGATTCCACGCTCCTCAAGAACAGTGGAACGCGTTTTATCCCGCAGCTGCCAGGCGAAGATAAAGACGGCTATCAGGCACGCATCAGCAAGTTCGTTCACGTTCCCTGGTTTGAGGAACTGACCGAGCTAGCTGTTCACAAGCTGTTCCGTAAGACCCTCAACTTCCACACAGAAGACGAGGTCCTCAAGGAATGGACGGAAGACGTCGACGGGTCAGGCACTGACCTCGAAGCCTTCTGGAAGCTGGTCACCAAGATCGCCATTCAATACGGCCACTGTCATGTCCTTACCGACATGTCGACCGACGTTGTCCCGCGCACGTTGCGTGAGCAGGAGGAACTGGCGATCAAGCCCAACCTGTTCGTCATCAAGCCGCAGCAGGTCGTCGGGTTCCGCACTAAGCGGGTCGCAGGCCGTGAACGCCTCACCCAGTTCCGCTACCTGGAAGTAGCCCAGAAGGAAGACGGCAGGTACGGCAGTATCTGGGTTGACCGTGTTCGTGTCCTGGAACCCGGCAAGTTCGAGCTATGGGAAAAGCCCCAAGGTGGTCCTGATGACTGGACCTTGATTGAGGAAGGCACCTATGACCTCGACGAGATCCCGATCAGCACGGTTTATGGCCGGCGTGAAGGCGTACTGATCAGCGCCCCGCCGCTGCTGGAAGTCGCCAACCTCAACCTGCTCTATGACCTAGCGCTGTGTGACCACAGCCATCAGATGAGCGTGGCTGCAACGCCAATTCTGGTGTTGAAGGGTTTTGACGAGCACCAGCCTGATCTGACGGTCAGCGTCAATCGCGCCTTGGCGATGCCTCCTGAGGGTGACGTCAACTACGTGCAGACCGACAGCGCTTCGTTTGCTGCCCAGGAGAACTACCTGAAGTTCCTGGCTGATCGCATGAATCAGACCGCGATCGTCGGGTTCAAGGAACAGAAGAACGCTGCCGAGGCTGCAGCCGCCAAGCGCCTGGATCACTCCGATGAGGATTCAGCACTCAGCACCATCGCCACCAGCATTGAGACCGCTGTAAAGCAAGCGGTGGATTGGGCGCTGCAGTACATGGGCAGCACCGCTGAGTACGACCTGTCCATCCCTGACAACCTGAGCGACGAGATGCTCGACCCGCAGCAGATCGCTCAGCTGTTGGCACTGCATAGCAGTGGGGTGATCACGAAGGAAACTCTGCTTGAGACGTTGGTCGAGGGTGAGGTTCTGGACGTTGACCCGACAGAGGAAGCCGAAATGGCGTCCCAGCAAGCCCTTGATGACTTGGTGCAAAACCAGGAAGTCATGGCTGAGTTTGCTCCTGAGCCTTCGGGCCCTCCCACTAAGTAGTCCTTCCCTCTTCTGTCATGGCCGGTCTCGTTGCGTCAGCTGCGATCGTCTCGGGCGAGCTGATCATCGGCTTGTCGGATGGTTCGATCATCCGGGCTGGTTATGTGCAGGGCCCACAGGGTCTGACGGGTGAACGTGGCCCGATGGGTGCCACAGGCAGGCCTGGCACTGATGGCAACACCGTTCTGCATGGTGTGGGCACGCCACAGTTCAACGACGGCAAAGACGGTGACCTCTTCTACTCAACGGATCAGGTAGCGATCTACGGGCCCAAGACCAATGGCGGCTGGGGTAAGCCTGTCTACCTTCGTCCGCAGGACAACAAGAGCTTCACGCTGCCCACTGGCATGAAAGCCCAGGGCAGTGGTGCTTCCGGCCGCTTCTTTGCTGGTGGCATCTCAGGCCCTAGCTCTGGCGGTATCCCGTCAACAAGCGGCACGGGCGGTCCTTCGCCAATCCTGACCAACGGTCAGCCCTTGCCTGCAGCCACGTCAACGATGGTGGCGGAGGATGCAGCAGGCGACGCCATGATCGTTGACCTGTGGGCGCAGTCGGCACAGGGCACGCTGTTTGTTGAGGTTGCCGTCAGCAAGGGCAACGGCACCGACACTGGTTACTCGTCTGTGTATGAAGTGCAGATGGGCACCGCGCCGCCGGTGCTGACCTTCACGCCAAGCGTTAGCGCGACTGGTGCGTTGCGGCTCAACATCAGCAGCAACCTGCCGTTGACCAACCTTCGCGGCCGCGTGATGTACCTGTAGATCGGGAATCTAGGGGGCAGCGTCGGGGCGAAGTGGCTCGGCTGCCCCTATCGCTATGTCTCTGCAGCCTTTCCACGTTCGCGGCGGTTTGAACGCGGACGGGCAGCGGGTGATGAAGATCGCCGACCCCGTCGCGGCAGACGATGCGGTCAACTTGCGCACGCTGCAGTCTCAGAGCGGCGTGCATTTTGTTGCCCGTCTGAGCAACCTACCCAGCGTTCAGGACCCGGATCCAACGCGCAGGCCGTTGGACGGTCAGCTGTATTTCGTGAAGTTCGATCTGGCGGGCAACCGTATCGATCGTCTTTACGCCTTTGACGACAGCATCGGCCACACCGGCCCGATTGCCACGCTGACGGTTGAAAGTGACAACCCTGCAGACGCTGCCACCATCACCGCGCTGGTCGGCACGCAGGATATTGGGCGCCCCATGGCGCTATCTGGAAACGGCGTAGGCGCTATTGCCGATCTGACCGCGCAAGCATCTGGCGTTATCACCGCCACGCTGACCACTCCGGGCACGGGCTACGCGATCGGCGACAAGGAAACGGTGCTCGGCAGTTCGCTGGCATTCCCCGGTTTGCTGGGCAACATCACCTTCACGGTGACGCGCCTGGGCGGAGCAGCCCCGATGGGCGGCTACCGCATCGTCAACATCAAGGACTGGATCAAGCCCACGATGGCTGAGGGCGACCAGCCCTACGGGATGCAGTCGGGCGACCTGGAGTTCGTCACCGAGAACAACCACGAAGCGATCAAGGTTTTTACCGGCGGCAGCTGGAAAACCCTGTTCAGCGTTGACAATATGCAGGCGGCAATCGCCAGCCTGAGCCTTTTTGAAGGCACTTCGCAGCAGGTAGGCGGCACGGTGCCAGGCGCCATCGCGTTCGACGCGATGCCCGACCTGACGGCAACTGATGCAGCAACGGCCGCGGCGAACCTGGCGAAGGTGGGGCACTACTGGACCTATGTGGGCACCGCCGGCCGGGTGGTTGTTGCAGGCGATCCGAACGGAATCGGCCGTGATTTGTTATCGGCCACGATGCAAGTCGGGGACTGGATTCAGATCGCGAATAGGGGCACTGCAACTGCACCGAACCTGGTGTATGTGCACATCGGCGGCGACCTGCTGGCGAAATCCCGGGCGGATGTGCTCTACGGGTTGAAAACCTGGACAGCGGGCAACTACGAACAGGATTCCCTGGTGAACTACCAGGGCAGCATTTGGCGGGCCACTGGCCCGGTGACACCCACCGACACGGCACCAGGCACTGTCGCAGTGGCGGGCACCCCAGCGGGCCCGGGCGGCACGCCACCGGCGGTGCCAGCGGTGACAGCAGCACCGTGGCAAAAGGTGCCACTGACCGCTGGCGTAAAGAATGTGCCGACCGATGGCGACCTGCCGGCTACGGCACCGGCTTCGGATGTGTATCTGGTGCTGAACAGCACCATCGCAGGCAACAAGCCGGGGCTATTCAGCTACGACCCTGGCACCACGGCTTGGGTGCAGCTAGGTGGTGGCGCAGCCGCCAGCAGCATGGACCTGACCGGCGGCAGCATGATGCTCGGCATCGGCGCCCCGATCGGTTCGATCATGGCGTGGCCGTTTGCAACAGCACCTGCTGGTTGGTTGATCTGCGATGGCTCAGCAGTCAACGCCACCGACTACCCAGAGCTGACCACTCTGCTGGCCACCAATACAGACATCAAAGCGGGCCATTTGCCTGATTTCCGTGGTTCGTTCTTGCGCGGTGCCGGCCTAAATGGCAACGGCATCTGGGGTGACGCTGCCCACACTCCAGGTAAATGGCAGGACCAGTCCACAGCAAGACCGAACAGCGGGTTCACCGGCACCACTAACAACACGGGCAGCCACGATCACGGCAGTGGTGCCGGCGGATACAACAACTGCTGGAAGGGTGGTGACTGCAATGGCAGCACCTACATGGTGCGCAATGATCAGCGCACTGGTTACGGCGGAGCGCACGATCACACCGTAACGATCACCGGCGGTGGTGATGCTGAAACGCGCCCCAAGAACTGGGCTGTTCACTGGATTATCAAAGCCTCCGATGTAGGCGTCCGCTACAGGGCGGTCACACCCTGATTCCTGCACTGATCCACCCGCTCATTCGCACCTAATCCAATGGCTGACCGCCGCCTAGTTGTTACCGACGCTGACAGCACTTCTGCCGATTACGGCAAGATGTTTGCGCTGGATTCGAGCCACGCCAGCGCCGTCGCCCTCCCTGCCTTCAAGATCGCCACGACCCTCCCAGCCGTTGGCACGACGGTTGGCGAGGCGATCTTCAACTCAACCGATTCCAACACCTACGTGTGGACGGGCAGTGCGTGGACAAAGATGACGCCAAGTCCGATTCGGACCTACCCGACGGACACCCAACTGCTGGCTGATCTAGGCCCGCCGTCGGGTTCCTACGCCATCAGCCAATCCACCGGCAACGTCTACGCCAGAGCAACGGCAGGTTGGGTGCGGGTGGGTATGGCCCACTACAGCACCACTGCAAACCTGCTGGCGGATGCACCGCCGATCGGTACGTTCGCTGCGGCGGATGACGAGCCCGGCTTGTGGGAGCGCACCACGCTGGGCTGGCGCATCCTGACCACCCGCGAACTGGCCAACACCGCAGCGGTCTCGGCCTGGGCAGCAACGCCTGTTCAGGCCGTTACCCAGCTGACGATCACTACACCCGCTGCAGCAGCAGTGGGCACAGAGGTGGTGGCCGCCACCATCAATGGCACGGCGGTGCGTATCACCGCGACGGCGGGCAACACAGCGGCGCAGGTCGCCGAGGCGTTCAAGGTGGCAGCGCAGGCCGCCATCCCGACGCTGACCTTCAGCCACGCTTCTACATCGGTGGTGGTGATGATTCTGGGCCAGGCGAATGGCACGCCCATCGTCGTCACAGCCACCACCAACGTGACGGCGACATCAACAACACCGGGCAAACCCCGCGCCGCCTTTGGCGTGAACGTGGGTGACCAGGCGCTCGCCCTGGACACTGATGTCACCTACGTGCGGACCACGCAGGGTTGGCGCCCGACCTCCGTGTTTGCCGACACCGAGGCCAACATCCGCGCAGTGACCTGGGCGTTGAACGGTCAGGAGGCCATCGCCACCGACACCGACCGCCGCTTCGTGTTCGTGAAGCAAGGCGCTGCTGCCGGTGTGTGGCGAGAGGAGCCGATCCAGCACTACACCACGGATGCGCTGCTGCGGGCAGCAACTCCGCCTGACGGCACGCTGGCCTGGGCTGACGACAGCCGCGCCGTCTATGCCCGCGCAGGTGGTGCGTGGGTTGGGATGAACACCGGCTTCTGGGATCCAATCCCGGTGGGCACGATCATGGCGTTCCCCACGCAATCTGTTCCGCTGGGCTGGCTGCGCTGCGATGGCAGCGCCATTCCTGCGGGCAACCAGTACAACGCACTGCGCACGTTGCTGGGCACCACCACCGTTCCTGATCTGCGCGGTCAGTTCCTGCGCGGTGGCACTGCAGCAGACACGCTGCTGGGCAAGGTGCAGTGGACAACAGGCGCCCCGCGGAACAATCAATTCACCACGACAAACAACGGCAGCCACACCCACAACATCTGGGGCCGCCGGATGTCGAACTACTCCGGCCACGGTTACTCCTCTGTACCGCAGACGTTCCATGAAGGCATCGACGCCGGAGGTGCGGTCAACACCGACGGTCGCTTCATGGACGCCGACGGAGGCCACCAGCACAACGTCACTGGCGGTGACACTGAGACCGCTCCCGATCACGTCAAGATCGTCTATTGCATCAAGGCATCGCACGTTGAGGTGGCATCGGTCAGCGCACCGTTCATCGCCAACAACCCAGCCGACGGCCAAGTGATTGTCTACAACGCCACCACCGGCAGCTGGACGAACGGCCCTGTTCCCGCGAAGGTCACCACCCGCGTT